CGTTGCTCTTTAGCTTCTTGGCTTAGGGGGTGTGGGTGTTGCTGTTCTATGGTTTTGAAAAGTTCGCTAACCCAAAATTGGGCTGGGGTGTGTTCGCCTTGAATTTTGTTTTGTTGCATGAATAAGGTTTTGGCTTCAGCTAATTGTTGGTTTCTAATGTTTAGTTGGTTTCGCTCTTCTTCAGTTAGTAGCCCTGCCAGATCACCTAAAACTCTGGGAGAGTGAAATTCAATTTTTAGGTTGCCTTCATAGTCTTGAGCGAACTGGAGTTCTCCGAATAGGTTTTCTATTTCAGCGAACCTAAAGGCTTTGTGGAGTTGGTGATAAAGGGTTTCAGTTGCGCTTATGACCTCTTCAGTTAGCCGGTCTGCCTTGGCTTTTTGAGTTAAATACTTGCCGGCTATGCGGTTGAATGTTGCCAAATCAGTTTTAGGGTTGCCTAAATAGGTTGCTGTAAAGGTTTCTAAGCGTTCTGGAGTATGTCCAGCCCTATAACCTGTTTCAGCGGTGTAAAGGCTCTCTAGGGGCGCTTCAGGGCTGTTTAGGAATGTTTCTATCAAATCAGCGTCTTGAGCCTTGCCAATAAGGTTTTGTGGGCTGTTTTGAATGGTTCTCTTCAAATAAGGTTCTTGGCGCTTCCAGGTGTCTAGGTTTTTAGTTTCGAATAGCTCTTTGATAGCTGCTAAAACTTGTTTAGGTCTGGTATTGGTGTAGCTCTTCAGCGTAAAGTGATCCGCGTTTAGAGTGTCTATCTCTTTGAGTGTTTTCTTGATTAGGGCAAGTAGTTTTTTCTCTTCAAAATCGGAGAAAACATCTTCTTCTTCTCTCTTCTCTATATTGGGCGCAATTTGAACACTTTTTAGGCTGTTTAAGCGCCCATAAATCGGCGTGTCGCTGTTTAGCGCTAAATCTAGTTCTGCATGAATAGCCCTAATTTCGCTAGGGGTGTTATGGCTCTCCAGATCTTCGCAATTGAGCGGGCAGAAAACATTTAGCCGGTATTTTGTAGCCTGTTTCCCTTCGCCTTTTTCAGCGGTGAATAGCTCTAACTCTTCAACTAGGCGGCTAACTATTCTTCGAATGTTTCGGCGGTGAATGTTTAAATCTTCTTCAAGGGTTCTCTGCGCTGTCGAATAAAAACTGCCTTTGAGCCTAATCTCGCTGGCTATCTTCCAGGCTACTAATCGCTCGCTAGGGGTTAGCTGTTTGGCTTCAGAATGGGCTTCCAGCCTGTTTAGGTGATGATAAGTCATTTCTTATTCACCGGATAACACTTTTCCCAGGTGTCTTTTTCTCTGACCTTCATGGCAACCGCTAACGCTCTTAAATCCAGTAGCGCCTTGTCTAGCTCTGGCTTGCCTTCATAAGTGATTAGGTTGCAACATGACTGAAAGAAAAGGGCGTTTTGGGCTTGAGCTTCAGCCTTGGCTATCTCTTCAGGTTTGTAAAGGTGTCTTTCCCTGGAGATCTCTTCCCAGCGGTCTAATGGGGCGATTAGGCTAGCCCGCATTTCGCTAAAGGTAAAACCTGTTAGGTGAATAACTGGGGTTAGTAGCGCGGTAGCGGCTGCTCTACGCTCTAAAAATTGAGAGTGTTTATCTGGCGGGGTTATGACCGCGCTGGAATTGCTGTTATGCATTAGTAAGCCTGTTCTAAAAGTTCCTTGAGTATTCTTGCGAGATCCTTTGTCCAGCTGTAAGCCTTTTGCGGGGGCTTAAGCGGTTCTATGCAATTGAGAAAAGGTTATACCTTGAGCCTGACTTTGTCTAAGGCAACACGCGGTTGAGTTGCTGCTCTTCAGTTGGTTGAAAATTCATGAAGAAATCTAGCCAAATCAACATTGTAAAACTCTGGCAACCTGCCATAATTGAACTGCTAAGCCGCCACGAATAAAAACCTTTTTGCGGAGGGTGTGGAATTTCCGGGTATTAGAGATCCTAAAAACCCCTAGTTTTTGACTAGGGGTTTTATCTTTTAAGTTGAGTAAAAGTTTGAGTTAGTTTTTACCTAATCAAAAAAATCTATTAGCTGCTCTGGGGCTGGCTGCCAGTTTCTATTTGAATAATTTATTTGGCTAACTAATTCGATAGCCCAAATCAGATCAACAAAATTTGAGCTACTGGGGTTTAGTTCGCTTTCAACTATGGCTAATTCAAGTTCTAGCCGCTGCTCTTTTAGTGTGGTTTTTGTTTGAGCTTTCTTCAGCGCTTCGATTAGTTGAGTTAGGTCTAAAGGCTCTGGGAATTCCAGCATTTAGGCAACCTTTCTAAGCGCTTGAGTTTGCGGTGAGTTAAGTATCTGCCGAATGGTGTTAGGTTGCCAGTTTTTGCCGGTTGGTGTTTTCAAGTTTTTGGCGGTGAGTATTTCGGCTATCTCTCTTAGGGTTTTATTTTCTTGCTCTCGCAATTTCAAGATTACTTTTCTTACTACTAAATCCAGGTTGCCTTTGTAGCCTTGGTCTAAGCCCCAGGTTATCCCGCGTTCTCTTCGCGCTTCATGTTGGCGCTTTACTCGCTCGCTAATTAGCCGGCTTTCCATTTCTGCTACTTGAGCCAGAATGCCGAATGTAAGTTTTGAACTTGAGCTGGCGGTAATGTCCCCGCCTAGGTTATCTATCCATAAAACCCATTTTTGTTTTATAGCCAATTCACCTATTCGCATAATGTCTATCGCGCTACGCCCTAGCCTGTCCATGTCTAAAACAAATAGGGCTTGAGCTTTACCGGTCTTGAGTTGCTCTAACGCTTCTTTGAGTTGCTTCCGGTTTGTTGTCGCTGTTCCAGACTTGGTTTCAGTAATGACTTGGATCTCATAACCTAGGCGTTCTGCTTCCTGGGTGAGCCTGGCTTCTTGGCTTTCTAAGCTATGCCCTTTTTCGCTCTGCCTGTTTGTTGAAACTCGCGTATAAATAATCGCTTTAGGTGTTTTGTCCATTAGTTTGCTGCCTTTTGTCCTTGGTTTTATCAGTTTAGTGTTATTAGTTGCTTGCAACCTATAACTTAAGCGTTTCAAAAAGATAACTTTTTAGGGGTGTTTTAGTTTGTTTGAGCCTAAATTTGAGTGAGTTTTTAGGCAGAAATAGTTAGTTTTTAGGCTTTCTACTGCCAGTTAGCCGACTAAATAACCCTGCTCTGCGGGCTTCTTGAGTTTCTTTAGTTTCAATAGATAACCCCATGGCTAGGCGTAGATCTCTTAGGCTCTGCTCTTTAGCTTCAATTAGTTCGCGTGAATGAGCTATATCCTTTTTTAAGTCTTTTACCGCTTGCTCTAATTCAGCCTGGTCTTTAGTTCGCTCTAACGCTTTAGTTAGTTCTCTTATTTTGTTTTCTTGCTCGCGGTTAGTCTGCTCTAGGTTAGAAATTTTCTCTAAAAGTTTTGGGGTTGAAAACTCTTCTTTCTGCGCTTTGACTTGCTGCATTAGCCCAGCTTCGAAAAGGTCTTTTACCGGTATCTGCCAGATCTCTTTATTTCCCTGTTTGACTTTTCTAGCATTAGGTAGCCTTGGCTCTCCAGGGGCTTTAGGGTTTAGCCCTAAATAGTTTCTTATGGTCTGCTCTGGTCTGCCAGAAAAGGCGGCTGCCTGTTTTATGTTGAGTAGGCGCTCGAAATCTATTTGTTCAGTCATAGCTCTAGCCTAGGTTTCAGGGCTTTGAGCGTTGAGCCTATTTTTAGGCGTGTTTAGGAATGTTTGAGCCTAAGTTTTAGTTTGTTTGTAGGTAGCCAAATTCAGTTTGTAGTTGAATGAGCTTCCATAAAATTCTTAGCTGCAAGTAGCGCTCTATAAGCTATTTCACTTTCGCCGCGTGAGTTCTGGGCGCTGTTATCTTGAGAGATCTCCCATTTCAGCAACCTGCCTAAAGTATGAGAGTTTCTCTCTTCCAGGTCTGCTAATACCAGTTCATAAGCTCGCTGTAAGTCTTTGTCCATGACTTTTATTCCCCTGTCTGCTCTTTTAGTCTGCCCTAATCCTAGCCATGCTAGGCGGGGCATAACTGCCGGCGGGGGTGTTTTGTTTAGGCGTTTCAACCTAGCAACATCTCGCAACTTTTTGGCGGCTATGCGAACATGAAAAGTTTTTTTGGGGGTGTTATGGCTCTAGTTAAGGGTTTCTAGTTTGTTCGCGCTCTTCTTGCCTTCGCTTGAGTTGCTCTAACTTACTCTCTGCCTTGATCTCTGCTAACCCTAATCTTGACCGGCTATCAACACTTAGCCCCAGCAACCCTAGGTTTCTCACTATGGCGTTTTCAAGTTCTAACAATTGCCGGCTGGCATGGAAATCTTCAGGGTGTCTAGAAACTAGATCTTCAAAAATTAGTTGCCTGTCCAATTGTTTGCAAGTTATCAGCAATAGCTCTACATCGCTACGCGGCGAGATCCAGGTCTGACCTAACCCGAAAACTCTCTCCCATAGCAACCTTCCGGCAACCCCTAAGCTTTGGTGTGGCTCGACATAGCCGGCGGTTAGGGTAATGGTTGAGTTTATGTCTGGGAGTTTTTGTCTGCCAGGGTTGCCTAGTTTTCTCTTCAGCTCTAAAGGTTTAGTTGGTGTGGGCATGGTTTCTTCTTTCTAAATTTTTTGTTTTATGCTCGCATAGCTGCCAAGACTTGAGGTCGGGGTATGGATTTGTTTCTAGCCCAGAAAACACTATGCCCCGGGGGTAAGCCCGGTGGGTCTGGGGCTGGCTGCAACTGGTTGAGTAAAAGTTTGAGTTAGTTTTTAGGTAAGTAAATTCAAGTTGGCTAGCGGGTGTCCCCTGTCCCTGCCTGTTAGTAGTTAGGTAATTCAACAATTTTTTGTTGCTCTCCCTTCCAGCCCATAAGTGTTTTACCTGTTTGTCCATAGCGGTTTTTAGCTATCTTGAAGATCAGTTCGCTGTCTGGGCTGTCTAAATCTTTTCTGGATATCAACATGACTACTGCCGCGTCCTGCTCTAGTTGTCCAGTATGTTTTAGGTCTATCAGCCGGGGTTCTGCGCTGTTAGTTTTTTCGGCTTCGCGGTTGAGTTGAGCCAGTAAAACAATTGGAACATCTAAATCTTTAGCTGCCTGTCTAAGTTTTGAAGAATAGGCGGATAGGCGTTCTGTATCGCTGTTATAGCGGGTTTGGTCTGGGCGAATGTTGTCTAGTTGGTCTATGAAAACTATTTGGCAAGTGTTATGTCTAACTCTTTTTTTCATGTCTGCTAGCAACTGGTCTAAAGTGAAACCGCCTTCAGGTATGGGCGCGAACTTGATTAAATCTCTTTGGCTTTGAGTGTAGGCGTTGCCTAAGTGTTCTAGTTCTGCCTTGGTTCTGGGGTTAGTTGAAATCGGGTTTTTTATGCCGGTTTGAATTGTGGATAGCCTGGCATGAATGTATTTCAAGGGCATTTCTAGGGAATAGAAAACTATTTTGGTTTCTCTAAGGTTGTCTGCCAGGTTTAGGGCAACCGCGGTTTTACCATTTCCAGTTCTGCCCGCCAGAATGTAAAGGCTCGCTGTTCTAAATCCGCCTAAGAATTTATCTATTGACCGGTAGTTAGTTGGAATAACTTTCTCTGGTTCTGTAAGGCTGTCCAGCCACGCTAATTTATCTTCCAGCGGGCTAGGTTCTCTAGTTTCTTCGAATGGGGTTTCTATCTGGGATAAAAGGTTTTTTAGTTCTGTAAATTCTTGAGCTGTCTTTTTTGGTTTGTCTAAAAGATCTTTCATTTTTAGTTCCAGAATTCTTTTACCGCTGGCTCTGACTTGGTTCGCGTAATAATCAACTGCGCCTTGGTATTCGATAAAAGGGCTGGTGAGCTTCAGAATTTCTATTAGGTTTTCGAATGCTCTGCCTGTTCTGCCGCCTAAATTGGTTATGGCTTGCTCGCTAAAAAGGCTTTGCCGGTAATCCCAGCCTGGGCTTTGGTTAACTAAAATTTGCCCCCAAATTTGGCTAAAGTGTGGATCTCTAAAGTGTTCTGGAGTTATGTCCCAAATAAAGGGCGCTTCAGGGTTTAGCAATACTGCCCTGATCAGTAGCGCTTCAGGGTTATCCCAAATAGCCATTTACTTACCGCCGAAAAGGTTGAGTTGCTGCAACAAATCTTTGAGCCAGTTCTGGGGCGCTTTCGGGAATGTATCGCCCAGCGTAGTTTTGTAGCGTTTCGCTTTATCCAAAATTTCTTCTAAAGATAAAACCTTGGTTGCCGCTAAAAAGTGTTTAGTTGTTTCTGGGGTGTTTTGTGAATTTGTTTCAGGGTAAGCGGCTAAGAATTCTTTTAGATCAGTTTCCCAGCTGTATTTTTCTTGTAGAAATTCGCGGTAAGTTTTGCCGGCTGTATCGGCTTCGCTTTGATCCAGGAAACTATTAGCGGTTTCAGCCATGGCTTCCAGGGCGCTCTCTAAGCGTTGCTCTTTAGCTTCTTGGCTTAGGGGGTGTGGGTGTTGCTGTTCTATGGTTTTGAAAAGTTCGCTAACCCAAAATTGGGCTGGGGTGTGTTCGCCTTGAATTTTGTTTTGTTGCATGAAT